CGGCAAAGCCGATCATACTGGCAATACATATATATCTTTATCATTTGAACCCGGCTCTATGTATCTTGAAGATGTTGTCCGTGATTACCGACAAGTAGAAATGATAACTCAATGAGTAGCGCAGCCAAAGCCAAAGGCTCAGGAGCAGAGCGAGATGTAGTTAAATACCTCAAGCAATGGTTCCCTTATGTAGACAGACGCTTGGCTGGTGCAACATTAGACAAAGGGGATATTTCCGGTATCCCCGGAGTCACAATAGAAATTAAGAATCATGCCAAGATGGACTTGGCTGGTTGGCTCACAGAGTTGGCTACAGAAATGGCTAATGACAAAGCATGGACAGGCGTGGTTGTGCACAAGCGTAAGGGTCGGGGAAACCCTGCCGATTGGTATGCAACTATGCCCGTACATGTGTGGGTAGAACTATTAAGAAAGGTACTAAATGCAGACAAAGCATAGTATCGGAGAATATCTAGAATATATAGGTGCACAAGTACCTAATCGTGGGTCAGGTTATCGCAAGATGAAGTGTCCATTCCATGACGACAGCCATGCATCAGCAGCAGTAGACTTTGATAACAATATATTTAAATGTCATGGTTGTGGTGTCGCAGGAGATGTCTATAAATTAATACAACATAAAAAAGGAGTGAGTTACCATGAGGCTATCAAGTATGCAGAAACACTTTCTCTTACGGGCTACTCAACAGTACAACAGCCATTTGGAACTGGCAGAAGGTTATCTAGCAAGTCGCAGTCTATCGGTAGACGAGGGCAGAATCTTTCATCTGGGAGTGGTAGAAGATCCTCTTCCGGGGCATGAAGCATACAAAGGCAGACTAGCAATACCTTATATCACGCCATCAGGCGTGGTAGATATAAGATTCCGTGGTATGAACGGAGAAGACCCTAAATATATGGGATTAATTGGTGCTAAGACTACTATATTTAATACTCAGGCTTGCTTTGTAGCAGACAAATATATCTGTGTAACTGAAGGTGAGTTTGATTGCATCCTAATGAGTAATAAAACTATACACCCCACTATAGGTATACCCGGAGCAAGCAATTACAAATCACACTATACCCGCATCCTTGATGATTACGATATAGTTATTGTCTTAGCAGATGGTGATGCCGCAGGTCAGGAGTTTGGCAAGAAGATAGCAAGAGAACTAAGCAACGTAAATATAATAGCAATGCCAGAGAATGAAGATGTTAACAGTGTTATAACTAAGATGGGAGTTGATTGGATTAATGAGCGAATCGGAGAGTGCATTTCCCCATGATGTATGGGAATATATAAAAGCAGTAAAGCCTAACCTGCAGATAGCAATCTCAGAAAAACGGGGACTAAATATTCTATCTGCATTAGAAGATATTCATCAAGCATTGTTAACAGAAAAAAAAGAAACAGTTGTAGAATTATTAACTTCATTAGCAGGTATCCTAGTTGCCTCATCTAAAGGACAGTTAGAAGAAATGCTAGAAGAACATGATGTATGGGAAGCAATGAAAGATATAGATCAAACATTAAAAAAGATACTAAATGAAAAATAGCCAAGACCCTAGAGATGTAATGGAACAATGCCTACAAATCCTTTTAAAAAAGCATAAAGATTACGGTCCACTCAACATAGCCCATGCACCCGGTGGTGCAATGAATGGGCTAACAGTGCGTATGTATGACAAGTTAGCAAGGATTAGCCATCTATGTAGTGACAAGAACGACACGCCGAACTACGAATCTATCGAAGATTCACTCATAGACCTAGTCAACTATGCAACCATAGGAATACTAGTTCAGCGCGGACTATGGGAAGGCATACCTTTAAGGAGTACCTATGAAGAGGATAGTAGTTCTATCTGATCTTCAAATACCATATCACGATACTAAAGCAGTCAAGGCTTCAATTCAATTTATAAAAGATTACAAGCCTGATGAGTTGTGGTGTGTAGGTGACGAGTTAGATGCACCTGAACCTAGTCGTTGGAACAAAGGCATGGCAGGCGAATATGCTGGCACGCTGCAAGACGGAATAGATTTAACAAGAGATATCATGTCACAGTACAGAGCAGCACTAGGAAAAAAACCATTTTATATTCAGCGCAGTAACCATACAGATAGAATAGATACTTACATGCGCAAGTATGCCCCTGCTTTTTCTAGCCTCAAGTCACTTGAAGTAGAACAATTGCTAGGGTATTCTTCTTTAGGTATTACCTATCTACATAGAATGCGTGAGTTGTTACCCGGCTGGGTAATGGCACACGGAGATGAAGGTGCACTCAATAGAGTGCCCGGCTCAACAGCACTGAACCTAGCAAAAAGAATAGGTAAGTCAGTAGTGTGTGGACACACACACAGACTAGGGTTACAACATGACACGGTTGGTTTCTACGGTAAGACTCAAACCTTATTTGGTTTAGAGGTTGGACACATGATGGATATTAAACAGGCTAGTTACCTTACATCTGGTACTGCCAACTGGCAGCAAGGTATAGGTATCTTAATTCAAGATAGTAAGAAGGTATCTCCATATACTGTGCCAATCTTAGGTGGAACAATAGACATTCCATGACCAACTACATAGAAGAATACAATGACATGGTGCAGAATCTAGCCATTGAATACAATCGCAAGTATCAAATGCTAGAACGAGATGACATAGCACAAGAGTTATGGGTCTGGTTTGTATCTCATCCTAAAAAATACAAAGAGTGGTCTACCTATGAACGCAAAGATAAAGACAACTTAATAGCCAAGTCATTACGTAATGCAGCGTTAAAGTACTGCGAAATAGAAAAAGCAAAGAAGGCTGGATACAAAACTAATGACTTATATTACTACGATTTGTCTGTTGTTGAGGCATTTCTTCCGTCAATCATAACAGAAAGTTATGAGATACCAGCCAAGATTCAAGATCTAAACTTTAAGTTTGGTAAAGGTGATGTAACAGATGGCAATAACTGGCTAGCATTACGGTCAGATATAGCAACAGGCTTTTACAAACTACCAGAATCAAAGCAAAACATACTCAGACTCAGATTTATGGACGAACAATCAGAGTGGAGTATAGTTGCCAAAGAGTTAAAGACAACTCCAGATGGTGCACGTATGAAAGTGCAGCGTGTGCTAGTTGCTTTAACAAAAAACTTAGGTGGCTTTAGACCGTTCTATGATTCAGATAAAGTAACAGATGAGTGAACCAATACCTATAAGAGATTACAAAACCAACTATTCTCTATCAATGGATTTGCGTGGCAATCCCATTGGTGATGTGTGTCTATGTGGTTGCACTGTATTCAAAGCATTAGTATCTTTTGAAGGTAACGAACTAGCCATGTACTTTCTAGATGCTGAGTGTTTAAACTGTGGTTCCTTATTAACATTGTCAACACCGGAAGATGGGAATGATTGTATCTAATGCCACTATTTGATTACAAGTGCAACAACTGTGGAACAGTAGAAGAAACACAAGATCCACTACCCGGAGTATGCACCCTTTGCAATTACACTATGGTTCGTATATGGTCAGCACCAGCAATACATTTTAAAGGAACAGGATTCTACAGCACAGGAGGGTAAAAAATGGTTGAAGTACATTTAACTAACGAAGAAATTAATTCTTGTTTAGTATTTGTTGAAGCAATGCGTAACAACAAACAAGAACACAATGTAATTGACAAAAAATTTGATTCAAAAAATACCTCTTGGGCAGTAAACTTAATGGGATATCTAGGAGAAAAGGCTGCTGCAAAAGTTTACAAAGTAGCAATTGATGATAGAGTTTTAACCGGAGGGGACGAAGGTTATGATTTAGTTATTAATAATAAAACAGTACAAGTCAAAACAACTACCACTAATCAACTTATCTTTAATAGCAAAGAACTTTTTTCTGCTGACTATGCAATTCTAGTAACATTAGTTGGAGATAGAACTCAACCTCATATTGACTCACACTTTATAGTATGGGGAGATATATCTAAAGATAAGTTTATTGATGTATGTTTTGAAAAAGATTTTGGATATGGTATTAGATATGTTTGTAACATGGAAGACTTAGGGCAAGAATTAAGGACAGTAAATGTTTAAGACAAACAAACAAACAAACTGTACGGATGTAGACCCAGAAAGTTTCTTTCCTGATTCAGAACTAAGACAAGAGAATACAATGGCACTAAAGATTTGTAATGCTTGTGATGCACGCACTGATTGCCTAGAGTATGCTATAGGCTGGAATGTTGTAGGTATCTGGGGTGGCACAAATACAAGAGAACGACAAGCAATACGCAAAAGAAAAAATATAAAACCTAAAGATGTAATACTATCTTACCGAGGAATGGAAGGACTACAATGAACGTAGAGTTATTTTGGACAGCAGTAGCAGTTATTGCAGTATGGGAACTAGTAAGTCTTATTAGAATTGAAGTAATCGAATGGATTGCTATGCGTAAGTTTGATAAATGGGCAGAGCATACGGAAATAGTACCACCTAAAGTAACAGTCAAGAAGGTAGCCAAGAAAAAGTAATGTCTTCATACCTGACCATTAGTTCTACCTTATGGGATCAGTATGGCGAAACCTTGCCAGACTCTCCTACTAGGATAGCCAACCATATAGTCATGGCTTTGAAGACTGCTGGGTACAAGATAGTAGAATCTACAGACGCCTAATAAACAGAAAAGACCCCTGCTAGGTATGGTGAGATACCTAAGCAGGGGCTTTATGGTCTATATGGTGCCTTAGAAGGCTTTAAATGGCTACTTCTTGCCGTATTCCTTGGCTGATTTATCCACTGCTTTCATAGCAGGACCCGCAAAGGACGATAGGAAGACAGTAGCGTAGGCTTTAGGATCGGTAATCCCAGCCATGTAAAGGGCAACACACGAGGCTACTCCAGCCCGTACATAAGACATGAGCATAGCCTGCAGTTTGTTTTTAGTAAGTTGGGTCATTTAGTTTCCTTCTTTTTAGGGTTGGGCTTGAGTGCTGCTTTTACCTTATTAAGTTTTGTAGCATCCCCCAACCAAGGAAACCAAGAGGAAGTATCAGTTCCTGCAGTTTCTTTGATACTAATATGTAGATGTACTGGATGAGCGTAACCATCAAAGTCACGATCACCTTTTATTGCTGACCAGATACGTCCTTTAAAGATTAAATACTTAACACGTGGATCTTTTTGCAACTCAGTGTATGCAACTGTGCAATCAATCCCATTCTT